TTAGTATATATGCGACGATCATTAGGTGCGACCATATTTATACTCCTCTACGGGTTATTGTCGCTTAACTTAGAATACTTTTTTTCAAGGACAGTTCAGGTGGTTCTTCCGGTTCAGACGGTAGAGCTTCGAGCGGCTCAACAGGTGGTGGAACTCCGCCTGCTATTCCCAGCAGTTCTTCCAGCACTCCTGACGGCACTGATTCCACAAACGCAGTCTCTTGCAAGAGTTTGAAAAACTGTGACTGGTCAACTCTTGAGCATCAGCTGCAGCAGCTTAATGTTGAAAAAGAAATTCGGGATTCCTTGAAAAATCTTTTTGAGTGGCTTAAGCATAAGCAGCATGAGGATAGCTTGCTTGCCGCTTTGCGCTGGAACCGTGAAGCGGACGATCGCAAAAAGATGATTGAGATTTCCGAAACTTTGAACGGTCGTATTTTCACATACCAAGTTGAGCAAAAGGAATTTCAGAGAAGGCAGCTTGAGCAGCTTCACAGAATGGATTCAATGAACGGTCTTTACTATGCTGCAAGCATATCTGGCCAAATAGACAATAGGAGAGCCATAGATAGCATGCGTATGCAATTGCAGAAAACTATCGGTGACGGCACTGATGACATACTTGCTTCCCTTGAGCGCTTGATTGGAACTGTTGCGAACAATAGCGGCGGTGCTTATGTTGAAGTTGACATGTCTGGCGTTGCTGATGGCATTGGCGGCCTTTATGATGGTCTCGGTGAAATTTCTGATGGCATTGGAAAATCCAATGATTGGCTTGGTAAATTGGACAGTTCTCTTGCTGCTGGAAATGCGAATATACTGGGCTATCTTGATACCTTGTCCAAGCCGTGTGACGGTACGAACTGCGGAGATTATGACGGATTGGGTGACGGAGCTTTCAAGGGTATAGATTCTGTTGGAATGTCCGCTGGCCGCTACGATTCTCTTCTGACTGCTCCTGGTTCTAAAGGCTTGCAGGATTCCGTTACCGCTTTTGCCAATCGCCTTCGTGAAGTTACGACTACTCCTTTTTCTGATGGCATGGGATGCCCAGCGGAAGAATTGTCTGTTGATGCTTGCGAGTGGTTTGGCACATCTTGCAAATTTTCTTTCTGTGATCAGATGTTTCATGTTCAGGGTCGGCATTTTTTAGAGTGGGTTGGTGTGTTTATGGAATTTTTGGCTTGGGTTATTTTTCTTGTGAGGATAGCTTGATGTATTACAAATGTGCTTGTCTTTCTTGTGTTCATTCTTGCCGCACTCGCTCCAGTCGTGCAGGGAATGTTTCGTCTGATTGCTGCCCTGTTTGCTGGCTCAGGAATGGCATAAAATGCGGCGGCGGTTTTTATGGTGCTCAGGATTTAGCAGATTTGGTTTCATTTTTGCTTTGGGGGTTTTATGAATCGTTCAGGACTTGAAAAGGAGCTTGATGATATTGAAGATAAAATTGACATTAGGATTTTAGAGCTTTCCAATTATGATTCTAAGCTAGGAGTTTTGTTTGCTGAGCGTAATGCGATTAGTAATCTTCTTGAGAAACGTTATAAAAGGGAACGTATATCCGCTTTGTTTTTGGTTGTTTTAAGAGATTTTGTTTATATTATGGTTATTTTTTGTGTAATTATGAGGTGCAAATATGGTTGGTGATTATAAGCGTAAGAAATCTCTTGTAAGCCGGATTAAAGACTTTAGGGCTAAAGGTCGGCCTCTGTTTTTTTTCACGTTTTACGGTGGTTCTGGCGGTGTTGCTCGTGGTTTCAGAAAGCTTTTTAGAAAATCTATGTTATTTGGTTTATAGGAGGTTTTTTATGGAATGTCACGTTTGCTTGATTGAGCTTAGCGGAGATAAGCTTCATGGTCTTGTTATGGATGGAGAGCAGATCTTTCTTTGTGATGATTGTTTTCAGGAGATAAAGTCGGAGTTTCCTGATCTTGTTCATTTAATGGGGGAAGCACAATGAAAAAGCTTTTCTCTCTCGCCTTTCTGTCTGCGGTAATTTTCTTTGTATCCTGTGGGGATAGCAAGGCGAAGGAACGTGCCCGGCTTGAAAAAGAAATTGAAGCTGCACAAGCAGATTTTAAATTAATTTCAAGTAAATTGTATATAACTGAAGATGGTGGCTCGACCTCTCTTCGTCCTGAGTTTTTTGTTTCTAGTGAACCTATTGCGCCTAGAACTGTAGCCGAGCTTAAGCAAGCTGTTAAAGAAATTAAATACACTCCAGAGTATCATAGTTTGAAAAACCAATTAGGCATTTGCCGTTCTCGCCTAGATTCCTTGCGCCGTGAATTGAAGCTTCGCCGGGAGGGCCCTGATGATTGACCGGATAAAGAGACATTTTTCATTTAGCTTGTTTCTGGGCGTTTTGGAGTTTGTGTTTGGTTTTGCATTTCTTTTCTATGGCATTTACGCAGGTTATTTGGTTTCTGCTTTTGGTATTTCTCAGTGTCTTTTCATTCTTGGATCTTTAAGCCTTTGCAAGCTTTATAAATCTTTTGTTACATTTTTTTTCCTTGCTTTATTGTCTTATGCTTTCTTGTTTGGTTGCTTGTTTTTTTTGGTTTTCATTTGGCCTGGGGGAATATTGTGTTTCCAGCGTTGAGCAGTGAGTATATGAGTATTGTGAATATTATTGCGAGTGCTATTTTTAGCATTGTCGTTGCTTTGCTTATTATTTCTTCTTTGTTTTCTCCTCCTACAATTTCCATTGCTAGCCTGAATAGAGCGTATGCTATGGCTAGTGCAAGCGGAGATAAAGCGAGGTATTGCATGTCCAGTAACATACAAATTCCGGAGGTATTTTAATGGCTGGTCCTTTGGCTTTTGCGCTTGCTCCTGTTCTGGCTAAGTTCGCCGGGTGGCTCGCTACTTTTTTGGGCTCTTGGCTGATGATGGGTATTTTTGGCTTTCTCGCAGAAGCTCTTCCTCGCATGCTTGGGCTTGGCCAGGGCTTGATTTCTTGGGGTTTTGGCGTTGCTGCATCCGCAGCTTTTTCAGCGTTCCAGTCGGCTATGAGCATAGCAGGCGTAGAGGTTCCTGATTTCAGGCAGCTTCTTTCTGGCTTGCCTCCCAGCGTTTTGTGGGCAGGCTCTGCCATGCGTGTTCACCGCATTGTTTTCATTCTTGTTAGCATTTTGATAGTGAAGATGTTGCGCAAGGTTATGGAGGGCGTTGTTTCAGCAGCTTCTCGTGGTGTTGCGGGCTCTCTCATGTCCGGAGGCAAGTGATGGATTATTTTCGTCGTGGCAATCGTGACGGCACGTTTGTGAAGAATCCCTGCAGGATAGCTTCATTCATGGGTTACTCAGTTTCTTTTTGCTCGATGATGAATTGCTCTGTTTGCCATGACTATCATGGCGCTGATTTTTGCAGGTCTTTTGGCATTGACAGAGGTTCTAAATGATCATAGCTTACACAGGGTTGCCTGGCGGTGGCAAGAGCTTGAGCTCTCTTGCTGATTTTGTTCTTCCCCAGCTTCGCAAGGAGCGCCCTGTTTTTTGCAACATAGCGGGTTTGTCTCCCATGCTTGTTGCTTGCAAGCTTGAGACAACCACTCCGGAAATAAACCGTAATCTTTTTCGTTTTTCTATGGCTTTTGACGATGATGATGCTCGTTCAAGAAAGGAGTTTTGGAAAGTTCGCTCAGACGGTTCTCGTTACTATGCGGATATTGAAGGCCTTAAGCGATTGCTTTATGAGGTGATGTCATGGCGTGAAGCGGTTTTGGTTTTGGATGAGTGCCATGAGTATTTGTGCCCTGAGAATTGGAAGCTTCTCCGCCCGTTTTTGAAATATCTTTCAATGGCCCGTCACTATGGCCATGACATAATTTTGATAACTCAGCACATAACCGATATTTGGGAGCCTCTTCGCAATCGTGTTCACGAAACGCATGATTTTGTTCGTGGGCAATGGGGTTTTAAGGCTCAGTATAAAGAAAAGGTTTATCATGGCTGGAATGTTTTTGCCTCTCCGGGCTATACAAAAAACCGTCTTAATGACAAAAGCCTTTACAAATTGTATAAAAGCCATGATGGTGGCGCAAAAGAGCATATCGGCTATATTTCTCTTTGGCAGAACAAGAAAATTATTGCTGCTCTTTTTGCTGTTTTGTTTTTGGCTTCTTTTTCTGCCTATAATTTGCGTCATGGTTTTTTTGGAGAGGTTGGCAAGCGTCATTCTGAGCTTGTTGTTATCAGGGATTCCGTTCCGGAATTTTCCCAAGGAGCCAATGTTATTTATGTTAAGTATGTGGTATGCGGTGCGTATGATTGCAAGGCGACCCGCCCGGATGGAAGTGTGTTAAACTTGCCTCTTGATTACGCAAGCGGCAAATATCCAATGGAGGTAAGAAAGTATGTTCCTCAGAGCAGCATGGTTAATCCTGGCGGTTTTGCTCCTCCCGGCCTTCGCCCAGGATTGCCGAATCAAGCTGGACGAAAGTGACATAGACTTGCATGGCTGGTTGCGCAGCTTTTACAGTTGCCAAGGCTTGGGCCGTTCATTCGTGATGGATCACAGCGTTCAGCGCCCTGTTCCTTCTTATGCTAATTTTTCCTATGACCGCAAGAACTACGCAAGCATTCTCAAGGAGATACTGAACCCTCTCGGCTTGCAGCTTAAACAGGGCAAATGGATAGATGCGATCGTCCTCATGCCTCCACCGTCTCCGGTGCGTGAAGGCATATCCCCCCGCTCTCCCCTGGTGCCCCCTACCCCCCTTGTGGGGGTATTGGGGGCACCAGGAGAGGCATCTTCGGATTCTCTGGCTGTTCAGGCTGTTTTGGAGGCTCTGGAGGACTTGGAAAGTCCGGAGGAGCCTCGCCATTTTCGGGCCAAGGCTTCGGGCCTCTTGAAGAGCTCCGCCAGGAAGATGGGGGTATCATACACAGAGCTTTTGCAGTCTCCATCTCCAGCTGATGCGAACACAGGCAAGCTGTTGTTTTTTTCTTCCGGGAACGCCGGCGAAATTGCATCAAGTGTTGGCAGGCCGGGAAGGCTTTGGGAGATTTCCGCCAAAGCCTCTGATTCTTTGGGTTCTCTTGATTTCGCTCGCATCGTGGATTTCTATGCTTTTGATAAAGCTCGTGTTGTGTTTGGCGGTGAGACCCGGCGTGTCGATTCTCAGATAAACTATGAGAGCGGTTCTGCGGTCACTCAGTACAGCTCTATCTTTGACGGCCTGACGGTTGATGTCAATGGTGACCGCTGGTTTTTCATTTGGCGTGGAAACGGCTCTGTTCTTGAGGTTCCCGGCTCTGTGGGCTCTTGCGCCTCCGGAAGCTCGAAAGTGTCCTATAATTCAACTGTGGGCGTTCCCTTGCTTTCTAGGATTCCGGTCTTGAAATATTTGTTTTCGTACGAGGATAAATATGACGATGAGCTTTTGATAGAGGTTTGTTTGGAGGATCTGACATGATTGATCATGGTAATGGGTTTTATACTGTTGAGTGGAAGGACATGGTTAATGGTATTCCTTCTGACTCTTCTGCATTTGAGAAACTTAAGTTTAAGCTTAAGTGTTTTTTTTCTCGGCTTTTTGGTTTATATAAATCGCCTTTCCTGTATTCCCGTTCTGCCCATTGCTTTTATGCTTGCCGTACTCGCTGGCCGCTTGTTCATTGCCGTCTTAAAATTTCCGGTTGTGATCATAATGGTAATGTTTTCTGGGATCATGACGATTGTTGCGCCCATCATTACAAAAAATGTAATAAATGTAATTCTTTCAAGGATTGGTCTGAGGTTTGACATGATTATTTCCGCTGATGTTTCTGAGAGTGTTTGTTTTGTTCGTATGTCTGTTGAATTAGATTGTGGTCGTTTTTGTTCTCTTGTGCATCTTGAGATTATTGAGCGTTTTAGAACTTTCGAGCATTCTGACGAGTTGCCTTTCTGAACCAAGGGCGTTTTCTTTTTTGTTTCTTTTTTCTGTCTCGCTCGCTTGTGTAAAAAGAAGAAAGAAATCCGGCTTTTGGCCGGTCTCCTGGAGCATGGCATGGGGATGCTACAGATTTTTGAACAGGTTGCGCTCTTCCATTTCTGCTTTTGCTGCTCTTTTCTCTATTTCCGTGAACTGGCTTTTGTATCCTTTTTCGATCAGCGAGCTATCTTTCCCGTCAAATTGGTTTGCCCCATCGCAGTACGCCTGTGACTTGTATTCTATTTTCCCGTTTTTGGCAAGCTCATGCTCAGCCACCCACATTCCGAAGATGTAGCCTTTCTGCCTTTCCAGCTTTGCGAGCCTGGCTTCTATTTTTTTCATTTGCTTACTCATAGTCCTCCTCTTCGCAATCATCATTTTCAAAATCTTCTCTGCTCCAGTTCGTGCTTTTGAAGCTTCCTCTCTTCGCCGTGATGCGCTTCGCCGGTTTTTCCTTGGCCAAAGTTTTGCCCCTGGGGGGTTGTTCTTTCCGGCATCCGGGTGATCGCTTTTTTTGACCCCCCGGGGGTTTCTGCAGCTGCCGGTGAGCCGCTGCGGCGCCCATCGCAAAGAACTTCTCTGCGGTGTTTCCCGGAAAGCTTTGCATTTCCAGGAAAGCCATGTACTTGACCATGAAAGCGGAAATTTCCGCTTCCGCTGGCTTTTTCTCTTTTTCTTCGCCAATGGCGTGAAAAAGTTTTGCCAATGCCTTTTCGATTTTGTTCATTTTTTTCTCCTTTTGGATTTGCTCAACAACCCCCGGGGGGTTGTTTCTGACCAGGTTGAAAATAAACCCCCGGGGGGGTCTCGGCAATAGCCTTATTTTTTCCTGCGCATTCTTTCTCGCAGATTGTACAGACTAAATTACCGTTTTCATCAAAACAGTCTTTTGTAAATGGGCAAAGCTTGTCTATATCGCACTCTTTGCATTCGCCTTTATAGCTTGGGCATTTCATTAACTTTTTGAGATAATCTTCGTAGCCTTTACCCATAGCGGCATTACTATTATCAAAATTTTCCGCAAATTCTGCATAGTCTTTTTTTATAAATATTTCTCTCAT